CTTTTCAGGAAATGAGGAAAAGGCAATAGAACGCTTGTGCCAATTGAATGATTGGTATTTTGGTGAGAATCCATTAAATTCTTCTAAGAAAATAAGTGCAGATAGATTAAGAATTAATGGATATGTGAGTAAACTAAATATCTCTCCAAATACAGGTAAAACTTATTCAGAAACTTTGATAGAAAGAAGTTCCGAAACCGTTGAGACATTTGAAGATATGAAAGATAAAGGTTCAAAGGTACAACAGAAGACTGTAAAGTTTTTTGGATTAGGATTTTCTGAAGAAGAATATCAACAAATGGCTAATCAATATGATGACTGGATAGGTAGACATGAGTGTAAAACTAAAGCTCAAGAAGAACTTTTTAAAAATATTTGTATAATTCAAGTTCAAATACAAAAGGCAACTCAAAGAAATGAAAAAGTTGATGGTTTAATGAAAACTTATCAAGATTTATTGGGCAGTGCAAATTTAAAACCTGTACAAACAAGTGAGAATACTATTGCAGATCAAAATACATTTGGTACATTAATAAAAAAATGGGAAGATGAACTTCCAATTAGTGAACCTGATCCTAAGTGGAAAGATGTTGATGGTATTAGAAAATATGTTAATGTATGGTTTTTAGGGCATTTATGCAAAATGATGGGTATTAAAAATTCATATAGTCAAGAATATGAGGATGAAATTGCAAAGTATAAGGTTGAAAAGCCAGAATATTTTGATGAAGATGAGAATGACGATCCTGAATTAGATGATATGTTTAATGAGGGAATGTAAATGACTAAAAAAGCGGAATTTGATGCTCCTAATAATAAAGCTCAAAGAATTATGAATGGGGTAAATATATGGTGTAGTTTTTATCGTGCTAACCCACATAGATTTTGTAAAGATTATCTAAATATTGATTTAAAAATATTTCAACAAATACTTATATATATGATGAATATCAGCAATTATTTTATGTATATTGCCGCCAGAGGGCAGGGCAAATCATTTTTAATTGCTGTATTTTGTTGTGTAAGGTGTATTTTATATCCTCAAACACAAATATGTATAGCGTCAAAAACTCGTTCTCAGGGTATTGAGGTACTTGAAAAAATACAAAGTATTTTAATGCCAAATTCTCCAAATTTAAGATTAGAGATAAAAGGTGAACCCGTAATTAATCAGGCAAATGCATATATTAATTTTAAAAATGGTTCTAAAATTAAAGTGGTAGTTTCTAATGATAATGCGAGGCACAATCGCGCCAATGTAATTATCGTTGACGAATTTAGAATGGTTGATTTAGATGTTATTAATAAGGTATTACGTAAATTTAATACAGCTCCAAGACAACCAAAATATCTTAACAAACCTGAATATGCTCATTTAATTGAAAGAAATAAAGAGTTTTATTTATCTAGTGCATGGATGAAGTCACATTGGTCTTGGAATAAAGCAAAAGCATATTGCAAAAATTTATTAAATGATGATAAAAAATATTTTATTTGTGGACTTCCCTATCAGTTATCAATAAGTGAAGGATTATTAAGTGCAGAACAAGTTGCTGATGAAATGAGTGAATCTGATTTTAATGAAATCGGATGGAAAATGGAAATGGAAACCTTATGGTTTGGTAGTTCAGAATCTTGTTATTTTAATTTTGAGGATTTAGATAAAATTAGGAAACTTTCACAACCTATTTACCCTAAATCATATTATCAATTATTAGGTTCAAACAAAATAAAATATCCATTAAAAGCTAATGGAGAAATTAGAATATTAACAATGGATATTGCGGTTATGGGTGGTAGCAAGAATGATGCTACTGCTATTTTTATTATGCAATTAGTACCAACTTCCAACAATCAATATATAAGAAATATTGTATATTGTGAAACTATGGAAGGAGCACACACATTTGATCAAGCATTAAAAGTACGACAAATGTATGATGACTTTGATATAGATTTTGTTGTAATGGATACGTATGGTGTAGGCGTGGGTGTATTTGATAATTTAGTACAAGAACAAGTAGATAACGATAGAAATGAAGTTTATCCTGCTTGGAATTGTATTAATGATGAGAATATGGCTATGAGATGCAAAGATAAAGATGCTTCAAAAATTATTTATAGCATAAAGGCTAATCAACAATTCAATAGTGATTGTGCTGTTTGGTTAAGAGATGGAATAAAACGAGGGAAAGTAAAATTATTAACTAATGAATATGAAGGAAAAGAGTGGTTAAATACTTTTAAAACATATAGAGATATGTCTCCTGAAAAACAAGTTATGTTTGAAATTCCATTTTATCAAACAACAGCATTAATTAATGAATTAATTAATCTTGATTATGACAACAAAGATAATAAAATTAAGATAATTGAAAAGTCTGGAATGAGAAAAGATAGATATTCAGCTTGTAGTTATGGATATTGGGTTACTATAGAATTAGAACGAGAATTAAGAAATAGAGATCAGCCTATAGATTTTTCTAAAGCTCCAATTTGTGCTTCTGCTGTAGATTTTTAAAAGAAAGGTGGTGACAATATTTTATAATGTTAAAGAATCAAATAGATAATCAAATAGTATCTGCACAATCAGAAGATTTTGATGTAATAATTACTTCAGAAATTCCATCTGAAAATACTACAATAATAACTTCATCTGAACGTGGTAAACAATGGTTAGAAAATGCAATGAGCAATTATGATCCAACTAATCGTACATATTCTACTTATCTTTATGATTATGGTATTACAACTAATGATGTAACACCAGAATTAATAGATAAACTTGCTATGAATCCACAATCAAATTTATTTGATATAATTAATATTAATAGTATCGTCCGTAAATATATTAATATTGATGATATGATCGGGAAAACATACGAGACTATTGAAAGCAATGTAAATACAAAATTTAAACTTTCATATAATGATTATTCAGATAAGAGAAATAAACAAAAGACATTAGAAAAAGCAAAATATATTGTTAATGATTTTAATATGAAAATAAACATTAATAATTTTTTGAGAAAAGTAGCACCTACTACATATGCAGAAGGTAATTATTTTGTTTATTTACGTAATGAAAACAACAATTATGTTGTTGATACTTATCCTTTGGGCGTGGCATTTATAAGTGATTATGAATTAAATGGAGAGCCATATCTTTTAATCGATGTTATTGAATTGGCTACTCGTATTAGAAAAGTAATTTTAAGAAATAAGAAAAATAAAGCGTTATTTTTTGAAACTATTGAGGATGATATTAAAGCCAATTATCCTATTGAAGTTTATAATGCTTATATTAATAAAGATAGATGGGCTAAACTTGATATTAAATATTCTGGTGTGATTAGAACTGGTAATTTAAATAGAAGATATGGGTTGACACCAATTTTTAGATCGTTAAAACCTACATTAATGTTAGATACTTTTGAAAATACAGACAGAATTAATTCTAAGGCAAAAGCTAAAAAAATAATATTTCAAAAATTAAGAAAAGAATTAATGGGTACTGATTGGACAAAAGATGGATTTGAACAAATGGCATATGCTCATAACAATTTAATGAATGCATGGAAAATGCCAACAGTCGTTACAACAGCTCCTCCTTTTGTTGAAAGTATTGCTTATGTTGAACCATCTACTGAAAACACAAGTGCTGAAACAATGGCTTATTATTTAAAGAAAAAAGCATTGGCATTAGGTATAACTTTCTTAAACGCAGATAAGGGACAAACAGTAACAACAGCCAATATTGGAGTTCAAGAATTAATTAAGACAATAAATAAAATTATGGAGCAAGCGGCAGATGTTTTGAATAAATGGTATAGAGTAATCCTTGCTGAAAATGGTATTGGTGCGGAATATGCTCCAACTATTACAATTAATAGTTCTGAAGAATTAAGTCTTGAAATTAGACAATCTTTGGCTGAGTTTATGTTTACTAAACTAGCATGTAGTTTTGGTTCTAGTATGGAAGTGCTTGGTATTGACGTAGATGATGAACGTCAAAAAAGAATTTCCGAAAATGCTGATGGCTATGATACTATTTTCACTCCCCATCAGTTATCATATACAACTACCAATACTGATAATAAGGGTGGTAATCCAAGTGACACGACAAACGAGGATAAAAAGTCATATGACCAAACTTATCAAGGTAAATAATTATGGATAAACAAATTTTTATAATTTCATGTCCGTTTTGTAATAGGCAAATTGAAATAAATATTTCGGAGAGTGGTGAAATCATAACCACACTTTTTTGTTGTGATAATGGAGTTGAGTTTGGTTCAATTCCACTGAAAGGTGGTGAAATAAAAGATGAATAATTCTAGTGTTATTGTTTCCAGTGAAATATTAAATAGTGCAATTAATGAAGATGATACTTCTTTAACCGCCAAGTTTTATATATGTGATTTTTCAGTAAATGGTAACAATGTGATGCTTAATCGTAAAACTATTGATAATTGGGTTTCTACATTAGTAAACCAACCTGTATTAGCTAAATTAGGGATTAACGATGATGGTACTGCTGATTTTGAAGGTCATAATATGCAAATAGTTAATAGAGTAGATGATAATGGAAACGTTTATCAAGCTACTTCTTTTGACACATCTGCACTTGGTACTTTTATTAGTGCTGGAATCGAAAATATTGGTGGAAAAGATTGCATTACAGCTACAGCAAAAATATGGAAGCGTTTTCCTGAGTTCTGCGCTGTTTTGTTAAAACGTTTAGATGAAGGGACGTTAAGTACTTCGTGGGAAATAAATGTTTTTAAATCACATTATGAAATGATTAATAGTCAAAAAGTAAAAGTAATTGATGATGGTAGTTTTATTGGACATACGTTGCTTAATGCTCATTTTCCTCCAGCGTATAAAGATTCGCAATTGTTAGAAGTTGCGACTGTAAATCAGAGTGATAATGATTTGATTGATGCTCTTTCCAAAGATTTATCTATTGTAGAGAGTTCAAATATAAGTATTTCTAATAATTCTAATAAAAAGGAGGATGATAATTTGAAAGATAAAGAGGAAGAAATGATTGCGCCAGAAGGTCAAACTACACAATCTACAGAAGATGAAGATATAAAAGCTGAGGATATCAGTGAAGATAAAACTGATGATGTAGATACTACTCAATGTAAAGAAAAGGCTGAATTAACAGATAATGATGTTAGAGAAGAGCTTTATGACGCTATTTCTGAAAAACTTAATATTTGTATGTGGGATTTTACAATTCTTTGTAATATTGTCACAACTAATACTTGTTGGGTTCAATTGTGGAATTCAGAAAGTGAATTAGATATTCTTGTTTTTACATATACAATTGAAAATGATGAAGTTACAGTTAGTGATCCAGTTCCCGCGAAATTGACTGTATCTGTAACTAATATCAATGATACAATTGAGGAATTAACGAGAACTATTGATTCTCAAAAGGATTCTTTAGTTGAAGCAAGTGTTAAAATTCAAGAATTAAGCACTCAGGTTTCTAATTTGATGCCATTCAAAGAAAGTTTTGACCAAGCGGAGCAAATAAAAATGGAAGCAGAAACTTCAGCAAAGAGAGAGATTCTTAAAACAAAAGCAATTAAAAGTGGACTTATTACCGAAGACGAATTAGTTAATTCTGAAGAAATAAAAAATTGTATAGAGAATTTGGATGAAACAACTTTTAAATCTATTATTGCTGAAAGATTTATGAAATCTCTTGATGAGAAAACGGTTGATATATCTACTATTGAGACAAGTGAAAAAAAGCAAGTTACAGAAATTTCACAATTACAAGGAAAATCCAATATTTCAGATGATGGCTCTGAAGATATTGTTGATAAGAAAGCCATAATGAAAAAATTTTTGAGTAAATAAGAAAGTGGGTATTAAATAAATGCTTAGAGAATTAAAAGTAAATGAAGAAAAAATAGCTGATGCTACATACACCGCAGGTGCGGCTCTTGTTCGTGGTATGGCTGTTCAGAAAAGTTCTGGTCAGGCAGTTCTTGTTTCTGCGGCTACGGGTATAAACCTTTTCTTTGTTGATAATCAAGAAATTCCTACAGGTATCGATAGTCTTAGAGGAGAACTTTCAGATTATTATACCTCTTTTGAGAACATTGCATCTGGTGGTGCATTGCTTCTGAAGAGTTATACTGTTGGAGAAGAGATTGCTACCGATCAGATTACTGGAACTCCTGCTGATGGAATTGCTCTTGTCGCTGGTACTGATGGAAAACTCGTTGCTGGTACAACTGGTCAGGTTTCTTATTGCATTAGCCGTGGTGCTTATAATGATGCAGGACATGCTCTTTATGCTGTTGAATTTGTAAATGCTCATACTTGCTAATATCGATATTAAAATTGGATAACAACAAAGTTACGTTTTGAGCGTGGCTTTTATTATTTTAAGGAGGAATATATTATGTCCGTTAAAACAGAAGTAGCAGAATTAATGAATAAGGATGGTCTTATTTATGATATATCTGAAAAAGTAGTATATAAGTGCAAACTTACAAATGAAGAGAAAGAAATTTCTGAGATAGTAGATGCTTGGGCAAAGGAAATCGGAGCAACAGGTAAAGATTATGACCATGAAATTGCTAACTATATAACTAAGGTTATTAATCCTGAAGTTTATGATAAACCCGATGAGCTTCTTTCAACAATGTTTAACCGTGGTTCTATCGGTGAATTTGATGATGAAAAAATTGATGTAACACCTATTAACACTCTTCAAGCATATAATGCCGCAAAGGGTGGTAATGTTCGTAAAAGCTATATTGATGTTACTAGTTTCACTCCGACTTGGAAGCATAAACAAGTTGAGACTTCGATAAAATACTCTGATCTTCGTAGAAATGGATTTAAGTCCGTTGCTACACTTACTACTTTTGCACTTGAGACATTAAAGAATGCTCAGATAGCAGATGTGTTTAATATTCTTGATTCTGCTATTACTAGTTCTGGTCAGGTTTTTGCAATTACGGGTTCTACTCTTACCAAAACAGTTATGGATCAGCTTTCCCTTTATGTTCTTGACCATGTTTGGAATGGTGAAACTCCGTTTACATTTTCTTTGAATAAATATGCACAGGCAATTGCTAATATGGCTGGTTATACTAGTTATATGAGTTTTGATATGCAGAATGAATTCAATAGATATGGTTTTGTCAAGGAATATGGCGGCATGCAGATTACTGGTATCTCTGGAGCAAAGAAATCTCCTGATGGAACTCTACTTGTTCCTGATCTTCGCATTTTTGGTGTTGCTGGTGTTATCGGTAATATGGATATGCGTGGAGATGTACGTGTATATGAGACTCTTGATAATAATCAGGAAAAGGTTGACATTAAGGTAACTGGTTACGAATATGGTGTTGTCATTGATAGACCTTACAAGGTTGCAAAGGTTACATTTACTGCATAATAAATAAATTAATAAATAAAGTTTAGGTGG